CCATGACTTGTAGATAGGTCGCTGCTAATGCAGGATCAAATATAACTATATCATCACCTAACACTTCGTAACGCTCCTCCCATCTCGGTTGCCCCAACTGCGCTGGATAGGCTTTCATTGCACAATACTGCATCACCAAATGGTGTGTTATAGCAAGCATAGCTCAAGAGGAAAGCGCACCCATAGGTTGCCCTACTTGATAAAAATAATCTCCTTGTGGGATTTCATAATCATTTTTCGGAACAACATATGGACGTTTAACTAATAGATTTCCTCAAGAATCTCCTAATTCATTATCCTTGGATAACGAAGCTAGAATTTTCTTTTGAATTTCTATAGGTAAACGATCAGTTGCAGCAGACAAGTCATAGCCATAACAGCACCCATGAAGGCGAGCCTTCTCCTGAGCTCTAGCAAATGCGGCTTCTTGATCCATTGTTCCATCATTCGGCATTCTCGCCAGAATTGAAAACAATGAGTCGTGAAGTGGACGCAATAAGCTTTGAGTCCAGATGTCGACCATGGCGAAAACTCGAAGTTTTCCAGCAGCCTCTTTCTTAAACGAAAGTTGACCTATTGGTACTTTAGAGTAATCACCATCATTCACTGGAACACTGCTTTTCACCGATAAGGTTTTTAGCAGTCTTATATCACGATAGACTGTAATCATTTTGGTCATAAACTGAGATGATCCAGTCCTTTCGAGATACTTCCATGCGAATTCGCCAGCTGGGCCAGTAAGCAGAGCTATCAAGTCTACCCCCAAACCTTTCCAACTAAAGTTATTAGAAGGAGAAGATTTGTTGATTAACTTAATATTTCGGACTTTAAGATCTCATTCTTTATTAAAGGGCTCCAGTAACTGACTAGAATTTAATCTAAATCAGCGACCTAGTTCCTCCATAAAGGATAAGTCTCCAGTAAACGGATCGGTTATAGTAGATATCTTAGCCTTAACGGGTGCATCGATTACTCGATACAACCCAAACAGACTAAGATACATACTAATCGCTTTCCGAGAACCGGCTAAGATCGCCTTCCGATCTCGGGTACCTATAATTACAGGTAGTCCCGAAGAAGACAATCTTGGTAAAGCCAAATCCGGCTCTATCTCACGAAGAGATAGCATCGGAGAGCCGGAAACTGCTCTCTGTATAGCCAATGAACATGCTTTAAGGTATTTCACTACATAAAGGACACCATGTCTACGTTTCATAACATAGATATAACGCCCAAAATTGTAGAAAAGATTTACTTGAGAATATCCTTGGACTCTCTTTTGAGATAGAATGGAAATAATTTTCCAGCTATATCGCTTGAGAACCCTCTCTAAATTGAAAAATCTAGAGAGATTAACCATAGAATTCTTTTTAGGCATCGATAACTCCGTTGATTGAGAAACTCTAATAATTTTAAGTTTATTCATTTTCATGTTTAAATTATATATTATTAAAGTCTTTCGTTCGGCAGAGCACCGCTATCAAGTTGGATCAGCATCCAGCTGGTTTAACTA